TATCGGCTATGTCTAAATCCCAAACTCCATCCTTGTTGTAACTCGTTGGAATAAAAACAACATTATTCTGGGTTTTTGCTATTATGTCTTCGATCAAACTTGCAAATTTTTTAATATCCACCACAAACTTTTCTTTAAGGGAATCTGTTTTAATTGGTTGGTGCAGGTTTATGCCAATAGATCCTTCTGAGGAATTGTTCTCTTTTAGGATCTCCAGTGCCTTTTCTTTTGAACATGCAGGCATAAGCGACGAAAAGTCCTGAATAACTTCTACTCCCGATATTCCGATAGACTTCAGTGATTCTTGGCTCTCTAAATTACGAACAGATACCTTCTCTGCTTGCTGAAACAGGAGAGCCAAAACATACAAATCTTCTTCGCTAAATACCCTGTCAACTCCAACTCCTTGAATAGAATAGTTCTTGAAAAACCTAGCCATATTAACGTAGTGCAATAGCTCTTCCCTTCCGCAGAACAGCCCTCCCCCTCCAATAACGAGATGATCTTTTGGGGTTACAAGCCTACTAATATCTTTTATCTCAATTCCCATCGGAATCCTTTTGTACTCGTCTATGACAATAGCAGATTTAAACTTAGGAATAGCCCTCATCCCTTTCAGGATTGCCTCATCTCCCAAGTTTCCAGAGCCATATTGTCCGATAAGGAATGTAGTCATTCCGGTATCTCCGCGACTTCTCTGCCCTTCTGAATAACACACTGCATATTAAAAAAACTTGGCTTCTCAATCTTGCCAATAAGAAATTCTTCTACCCCTTTTTTAACACCTGGGCAATACTTCCATTCCCAATCGTCGAAGATCAAGTATCCACCATCCACGACACGAGGATAAAAGAACTCAATGCAGTCCTTTACTGATTGATATACGTCAGTGTCAATATGGACGAAGCAGAATTTCTTTTTCTCAAGACCTTTGGCCGTAGCAGGGAAAATGCCTTTCCTGATCTCGTTATTGTATCCAGAAAACATATCTTCAATGCTTTTAAAGGAAACGTCGCCATAGTCTCCTTGCTTATGAACGTCTACCTCTGAATCCGCATAAGGTATGCCCTCGAAAGTGTCAAAAAGATATAGCTTCTTTTTTGTTTTACTAAACACCTTCGCAAGTGTTAGAGCCGTTCCGCCCTTATAGACTCCAACCTCTGCAATGCTTCCCTTTAACTTATAGGAAATGATTTTGCTGGCGACTTTCTCAAGCCTTCTATGTCTGTCTTCGCTCACGAGAGATTGATCTCTATTGCCTACCATGAGCATCTCCATTGCTTTGTCCACAACCATTTGAGGCATAATAGAATCAAAACACTCCTTCTTGCATCCCAATCCAAATCCACATGGCATTTTATGGCATGATTCTCTTGGAAAGAACGCAAAGGCGTCCTTGTAGTATCTGATTCTCAAGTCTGGATCAACTTCATTAAAGAATCCAATTGTGGGCTTTTTAAGAGCAGAGGCAAAATGGATCAGCCCAGAATCAGGCCCAATTACAAGATGAGTCTGATCTATCAATGATCCTACTTGGCGCAAAGAAATTCCACAGAAATTATGAATATTTTTTCCAGTCCATCCTATGTTCTTGTCTTCGTTGAATAATAGGATCGCGATTCCTTTCTCCGCGAGAAACTGGCACACTTCTTTGATTTTAGAGTAAGTTCTTACGGGGGAAACGGACTTTATTTGAACTCCAGCAATTTTCTGATTCTTTTTTATCTTCAAGGATTTGAGCTTCTTTAGGGCCCACTCCTTTTCTTCCTCAGTAACTTGGTATACTAATGAATGATCTGAAAGAGTAATTCCAAATGCCTCCGCCGTTAAATCAATCCTGTTTATTTTTGATACTCCATTATTCGTGATTTCTTGACATTCCCTGTTTTCGACATAATGATTCAAGTTGACTTCTCGGTTATAAATACATCTCCCGTCGCTATCTATTTTCTCTATGGGAATATCTGAGGATATCCATTCCACGTCTGGATTGTTCTCAAATATGGGGGCGTATCTATGCTGTGTGGCTACTGTTATCCTACATTGAGGGAAATTTTTTTTCATCTCCCTCAATGTAGGAGTCAACATTAGGACATCCCCAAGGCCATTTATGGAACGAATGACCAAGATATGATCAAATGAATGGAAAGTTATTCCCTCTGGCTCTTTCTGTTTCTCCTTTATTTTGGGAGCCTTGATCTTTTTATTAAGGCGGAAGCAAATATTTTTTACTGATTCCGGTCCTTTGCGCTTATACTTCCACCCTTGCAAGACGAGGACTGCGGCTAATTCTTCAGTAACAACCGAAATATATCCCCATTTGTCAACTATCTCGGCCATAATAGTTCCTTCCGTTCACTGCTCTAAGTATTCATCATTCATGCTCTTAATCTGTTCTCCGCTCACGACAGTCTCAAATGTGCAAAGAGGAAGTTTTATGGGTTCGTCCTTCCCCCGCGCCTTCTGTGTCTCTAGCAAGCGTCCTAAGCCGTCGTGGCTGTTGGGCACTTCTCCGGGCTTCGTTGGCTCTGCCATGTTCAGTCAGCCCTTGATGAGTTGGTACTTGTTGGCCAGGGCTATGGCTTCCGTTGCTAAGGCCATGAGCTTCTCCGGAGAATCCAGCATAACGTTTCCCTTGACGCTGATTCCTGACAGGTCTTCCGCGTCGGGAATCATCTTGACGAAAGCGGCTATCTGCTCCTCTGTCGAGAGCACGCCGTCGTTGTTGGCATCTGCACGGGCCTGCTTCTGATACATGTCCATCAAGTCACCGAGTTTCGAGAAGGCCTTGCCGATGGTATTAAAATTGAGAGTCATTTTTGCACCGTCCTTTTTCTTTTTTTACAACGTTGTCGAAATGTTGCTACAATGTTGTGGCAATGTTGCTACTGTGTCGCCGCGTCCTGCTCCGCCTGAGCCTGGGCTAACTTTGCCCTGAAAAATTTCAGCGTGCTTTCCACTATCGGGCCTCCCATTGCCGCCGCAGCCGTCGAAATCATGAAGCCCTGGAGCCCATGGAAGCCCTTTAGCAGGTTTAGAATCATGCCCAGATTACCCACCGCGAATGTTGCTGCCCCGACGCCCAGGCTGTAGGCATAAATTCTAAGTAGCCGGTTGAGCGCCATTTGTGCCGGAGTCGGGATTTTTGCCACCGGTGTCATTTTTGCATCAGCCATATTTTTCACCTCCTTTCCTTAAAAATTAAGGCCACTCGAATCTGCCAAAGGTAGAAAACCATTATCTATGTGCTTGCTGTGCGTTTTTGACCACGCCCAGTAAGCCCAATTTTAATCATGCGTACTTGTCCATCCGCAAGAAGGATATTCCCAATTTTCTCCCGCATGAATTAAGTAAGAAGAACACTCCGGGCATCGGATTCCATCGTGAATATTCAATGGATATTCGCAACCTTCGTTTTCGCTCACTTATATGCCTCCTTAATGAATTGGCCCTTCAACTATTGGGGCACACGCCGAGACATTATTTAAAGCAACGACAGCCAGTTCCAAGGCAAGCACCAGATCGTCGTGTGCGTCTCCTTTTGCCTCTGGGTGCATGTATTCATTATAGCAGTAAGTATCGCACTCATGCAATAGCCAATTTGATCTTAAAGTAAGTGCCCCGGAACGCATGTGTTCTATGGTTTCTTTCCGCATGACTTCCTTCGTTTTGCAGGTGGTTTCCCATCCAAGGTGTCCCGTGTTCCTCTTTTTTGGATCGTCTAAATACGGCCAATAAACAATATTTGGGTATCTATCCTTGAACGATCTTATGATCCCCCACCCTGGACCGCTTAGTTCTAAATTTACCAAGGCAGCATTGTAGAAAAAACCTAACCGAATCATTTCATTCTCAAATACGTCTGCATCTACGACTTGCTCATATTCCGCTACTTGTTCAAGTGTCTTTATGTCCAGCACTTGCATTGCTGCCGGATCTCCAGTCTTGGGATCTATCCCAACGGTAGGATCTGCACCGACAACGTATGTGTGTCCCTTCTCTGGGAATTTCCATACTCTTACAGGGCTTTTATGCCCTCCCTCTCTCAGTGTAACACAACCGTCTTCTTCAATCAAGTGCCCGTAAAATATTGGTTCTTTCACGGCAAAACAGGAACGTATAACTTCTGCCTTGAATACATTGAAGGTAGTTGTTACAAATGCCTCTCTGTGAGTGCTAGGATTCTCCTGGTGGAAAATATCAATATCACCGTGGCATTTATTTTTAATATTATTCCTTCTCCACGCCAACTGATCCCACCCAAGATTAAATCTCATTATCAATTCTTTTTCTTCGTCATCCAATGTATCCTTTATCTCTTCGATCATGCCCTTTCCGCATTTTATCTTGTTGTCTGGATCAATAAAGAACGGGAAGAAAATAGGAACAAAATCAGAATCCTTTAAAATTGCACGTTGCCATTCGTCATGGAACATATTCCCTATCCCTTTGGCAGTTGACTCGAAATATACTGCCGTGTTTGGCAAATCTGGGACGCAGTGAAGAATTGCATCCAGCGTCAGGGATCCACCTCTCCAGTCGGAGAGTTCTGAGTTGTGCACTATTCCCTCACTTGTTTGGAAACAATGTGATTTGTCATCGAGAATTAAATCATACACGAATCCCCGATATGGCTCTTCTTTCACCGATATTACTTGTGAGAAGGAATATTTTTCGGCACAAAATTTCCTTTCTAAACTATTTATTCCAGGACTTGATCTGTTGTTTTGCCTGTTATTGGGAATCTTCTCTCTGATCAAGTCCCTAAAATGGGCATATCTTTCTTTGGTGATTCTCTTAATCTTTCCCGATTCTCTTTCATGAACATCGGCAGAGCATAAATAAGACAGAACTTCTTCCGCCTCAGACAACGAGAGAGATCTCTCTTTAAGCATTGCAAAATCGTTGTAGTATTCTTTAAGCAGCTTTATAAAGCTACTGTCTTCAGAGTGAACTATAAGGGACGTAGAATCTGAATTTTCGTCAACGTCAAAATTGTACTTAGAAAGAAGATCCAATAATATCCCCATAAATTTTTTATTCTTTTTAAAAACAGTAAATCGCGCTTCTCTGTCGCTGAGTTGTAGGTTCTGTATGGTTATCGCAATAGCCTCTGATCCGTTTGGCTCACTCTTTATTTTGTCAAAATCAATAAACTCTCTCATGTTTCCAACAAGATAATCTTTCCCGGATTTTAGTTTCCCGGCCTCTACCCACCCTCTTTGAGTAAATACTTTGTGGTTAGATGTAACGTATAAATTTTTCGTTACGGTTCTTATGCAGATCATTTTCTCTTTAATTTCTCGGATCCCTATTTTTGAGATTCCTTTTACTTCTACTTTCTTCCCCTCAAACGTGAACACAGTATACCCTGGAGACATATCTTTTATGCGAACATATGTTCGATTTCCATTTATTTCTACGTCTATCAGCGTATCAGGATGAAGACAGCAATGTAGGCGATGGATTAGCTGTCCTCTAGCGACTTCGATTTTACCAGCCGTTCCTATTTTGATTCCAGATCTAAGTCCTGGATTCTCGGCCCTTTGCTTTTCCTTCGGGTTCTCAAAAAAAAGAGCCTTCTCGTTACAGTACCGGCGCATGGGTTTTACTTCTGGAGAAAGCTGTTCGTAGAATAATTTAGACATATCGAACAGAGATTTAGCCTGTTCGCTGTCTGCTGCTGCAATATAAGATTGAACTCCAGGATTTAGTGTCGTATAATGGAAAATATCGCCTTCAAGGAAGGTACTTATCCCAACTCTCCTGGCCTTCAGGATTATCAGGCGGATCGGCTTCTTCTCTTGGATCTGTCTCTGAATTATTCCATCCAGCAATATCTGGCATGGGTTCGGATGGAACTGGATGATCCCCTGTTCCTTCGTGTTGATCCAGAGATACTTCTCCATATACCTCAGACGATTCTCCCGTAGAGCCTGATAGAACTCGTTCAATGTCGGCATTATTGGCCTCTAATTTTGGTATTTTTAGAAATTCCATGAAGGATGTTTCCCATGATTGCAATTCTGCTCCAATCTTTTGTTGTTGCAATAAGTCAAATTCTATGAGAAGATTCCTTCGGAAAGTGGACTCCTCCCTTATGTGTGATAGAGTATTCGCTATTGCTGGATGAGGCTGAATGCTTTCGTCTAAAATGTCTGGAGGAAGTGTCTTCCAAAGCAACTTCTCTCGAAGCTCTGATCTTTCAACTTCCTGCATGATATAGTCCTTGTTTTTAGAGTCAAGCCCTCTCTCTTTCTTGAATGCTTCTTCGTTTCTAATAATGCTTACATACTCAGCGATTTTGGCGCGAGGAAGATTTATTCTTCTGGCGATCTCCTCCGAACTTATACGCATAAGAGACAACTCTGAGCATTGCTGGCGAAGTTCTTCTGAAGAAAAATTAGCGAGCTTATCGTCCATTGTCTTCCTCGACTATGCCTCTTCTCACAAAATTCTTGAGTATTTCCGCCTTGTCTTGCGCTAAAATCTGTTCGTAATTCTCTTCCATTATTGGATTAGGGGGGGGCATGTACTCTTCTTTTGGTTGCTTGCTTTTTGAAATTACTTTATGATCCCACACCATAAGTATCTGCAATAGCTTAATTGCAGAAGGGACAGATACAATCAATCCTATTACGAGTCCAATAGCAAAACCCAGAACAACGAAACTACTCATGCGATTCCTTGCTTTCTTCCATCAATTCCGCTGGCATTATACCTTCAACGTGCTTCTTTAGTATACCCTCATCCAGCTTCTCCATGGCCTCGCGAAGGGCATTCCTGAGAAAGAATGACGGTGACTGTCCAAGTATCTTGCACTTACTCAATAGAAGTGCCTTCTCGTGTTCAAAGAGCCTGAACTGCATTATTGTTTCCATTCCAAATATACGAGGCATTTACTTGTCCTCCGGTATCCGCAAGACTCTCATTCGAACTTCTGGAAACACCGGCTTATCATTGTTCTCGATCTTCCACCCCTGCTTCGAGAAGTCCCGAAAAGTTGTCCCCGGCAGTGTCGGATAGATCATGTCCCTTTCAACTCTAAGGCCAGGCCTAGAATAGTCCCTCACATCCATTCCCGGAAGTGTAGGATAAATATCCTGCCCGTCTATCACTGTTGAAGGCTTGGTCAAATCCCTGATGTTTGTTCCAGGAAGTGTTGGAGAGATCACCTCTTGGGAAAAACACGGCGCCATCAAAATAAAGAGAATTACCAGAAGACATAAATACTTCATTACTCTTCCTCCTCCGATACTTTTACATCTGGCCCAGGATAGCCAGGTAAAGACAACCTCTCTAATCTGGCCTTCTCGTACTCAGTAAGAGGATCTTCCTTCCTCACAATCGGGGCCGAGTCTTCCAGGTATTGTTTTGGCGTATTCATTCTTCTCCTGTATTACGAATACTTGTCCGTATTACATTTATTGTAACACGAAATTTTACGTTGTCAATACCCAAAAAGAAAACGGATTGTCCTAGATAAATATAGCAACTAATCAGAATCTCATAAAAATTCCTGCTAAAAATATTTTAAAACAGAACATTCTTTTGGGAGGAAGGTTGACAAAAATGCAGAAAGATCTATAATAACTATAGGTTGGTGAGGGGCTTTCTAGCCTTTCAATAGGTTTGCGTAGTTCTTCTTGAGCTAAACAAATCGCCAGCCTATTTCTTTATTACCTTGACACCATTCAAATAATATTGTTTGCCATCCTCTGAGAGAAAAGAAGTCCTGCTCTTCCCGGACGAGTAAAGCGAACGGGAGTAGACATTACCATGGCTAAATCCTCATTGATAAAGGGCTGAATGGCTTTTTCGTCTATAAAAGCCTTCAATAATGCACCATGGCTTTGCCCTAGCGCGAGAGCTGATTGCATACCTCGACTAGAGAGAACACGCATCCCGTTTTCTAATAGAAAAAGAAGTCGGGTTCGCTTACGCTACTACCAACTCCTTCTCCGCAAAAAGCCGAAGCTCCTCACTCGCAGGACGAATCCTGCTTGACCTGCGGGCCGACTCTGTGCAAGTCCGGTGATATACCACCGAGTATCAATGTCTGCAGACATGACACTAACGAAATTGTACCACACTATAACCCAAAAAACAAGGGCCTCCTTGACGAAGGCCCCGCGACGCAGGGACGAAATCCCGCGCGGTGTATATAAGTGAGGTTTGCCCCACTATTTAGGCGGACCCAAGTTGGAGGCGCGAACTTCTTTCTTGAAATCCGCCATCAGAACTTTCTCCAAAGGAAGCACCTTATCCAGTTCTACTAGACGATCAAGTATCTTTGCCATGCTCTCCCCCGTACATGACTTTATCAATCGCAAGTTCTTTAACGTCACGTAATACAGTTTCATAGACTTAGTTTCCATTCCTACTCCTTCCACGTTATTGTAAGTCTTGTATTACAACCCTTGTGTTTAGGCATGCTATACACTGCCTTAAACATCTCTATCCTCTTCCCCGCCAACACCGTATCCAATATCCCTCCTAAATCCTTAGACGACAATGACTTCCGACCATATGACCAAGAACCATCCTTCCGCAGTACCCACATCCCCACTATTCGCGCCCCCTTGTTCGTAAATTATACTCCATTGTATCACAATGGTCAATGCAAACGTATGTTCTATTTCCTCGCAAACTCTCGCATATCCTAAAAACTGTAACACATGGCTCTCACAAAAATAGCCACTCCTTCTTTGTCTTGTAACACAAATAGCAGCACCTTATATACGAGAGAGAGTAGGTATGGTTATGCCCATGCGTCATGCGCGAAATCCCACCCTCCCCCAGCTTGGCAGAAGCTGGCAAAGAATAGGGCGGCGTGGGGCTTGACAGGCTGGGAGGCGGAATGGTATCATGATGTCATGGGGCGGCGGAGTCCCCGCGAAGCTCAGGAGAACTGAGCAGAAGCAGGAGCGTATAATATAGATAGAGAGGGGGAGAGGAAAATGGCGAAATACGGAGTGGATTACGATTGCGGACATAGCGGAGAGGTGCAACTCTACGGCCCCGGCAAAGAGCGGGAGAATAAACTTGAGTGGCTGGCAACCACCCTTTGTCCAGATTGCTGGCAGGCAAAGAAGGATAAGGAGCGCCAGGAGGCCGCGAAGGCCGGGGCGGATGCCGGGCTCACCGGATCCGAAAAGCAAATCGCCTGGGCCGCTCAGATCCAGGCGAAGAGGGCGGAAGAACAGGCCGAACTCTTGAGCAAGATGGAGTGCGGTAAGCGCGCCCATATCGCCCAAGGGCGGGAGTGGACTTCGGAGCTCCAGGGCAAAGAGGAAAAAGTCAGAGCGGCCTGCGACCTAATCATGAGCGAAAAGAGCGCCCATGCCTGGATCGAGCAGCGCGAGGAGAGTTTCCGGCGGCTGGTAGCGGTCGCCGCGAAAGTATAAAGCCCGGCGGGGCGTAAGCGCAGAAGGAGGAATCATGCAAAGAACACAGGAAGGAACAATGGTGGAAATTTTCCCGGAAGGGAAAGAAAAGGTCACTTTTTCAGGGGGTTTCCATAATGCGGAAATTTCGGTGCCCTACGACCATATCGAGAGCTACGAATCCCAGAGCGGTCTTCGGGTGACGCTGACCTGGCTCTCCGAGCGGGACTACAACAAGGCAAACCGCGCCTTCTGCGGGATGTCGGATTGCACCTGTGGAAGCGGACTCCAAGCCGTGGATCAGAAAGATGGCTTAATCGCGGTGGAGGCCATGCCGGATGAGTTTTCCGGAGAGAAAGGAGACCAGCTCCTCCCCGACCCGGAATCCGTCACCGAACGCCGCATAATCATTAGCCTCCCGGCCAGCATGGATGATGCCCTCCGGGAGCGGGCGCACAAGCTGCGAATCAGCCTCGCCGAGGCAGTCCGCCGGGCCGTGGGGGCCTGGCAACTTTTGCATATTTCTTTGCCAGACGCGCCGAGCGGCAAGGCAGGCGAAACGCCTGGCCGGAATCCCCGTAGAGGTGGCGGCCTTAAAGCGCAGAAAGGGGAACTATCATGAAAAATAACAGCATCATCAACAGCCTGAAGCGACTGGAGCGGGCAGGAAGTGAGAACAGCCGAGCCACGGAGAAACTCTTTGAGGCGGCGCGGGAGGTGGCGTCATTGATTGAGGAAATAGTCCCGACGGTGGCGGTGCAGGGGCTAGACGTGTCTGAAGAGAGAAGCGCGACTCTCCCTCGCGGATATTCCGTCGAAGTCATTTTCGGGAATCGGTATCTCGTCCAAGGCGGCTTCGACTGGATCACTTCGGGGAACTGGGTAGATGGCACCGGAACCCACAATGACCGAATCACGATTCCGAAGGCAACACGGGCAGGTGTCCTGCAATTCTCCGCCGACATCGCGGGCGGTCTCCTGGACGAGATCTCGGCTTGGCTAGAGGCCCGGAAGGGCGAGGCCGAGAAGGCCTCGGAGATCCTGGAGAACGCAAAACTGTAGCACGCGGGGCGGGGCTGGCTTCGGCTGGCCCCGCAGAAGAAAGGGGAGGAAGGGAAAAGAGGGCTAGAAATCCTGAACGGGAAGAATGTGTCGGAGACATTCCCCCGTGTTGCCATCGCCCGGGGCAGCGGGGCAAGCGCCCGAAGGGGGAGGTGATCGCCTTCGAGGCGAACCCTCCCGTGGAATGGCTCTGGGCCAATCGGCGAGCCGCCTGGATTATTTTCTCTGCGGCTGGAACGAGAGATTAGAAGCAAGGCCGAAAGGGGCCGCAAGGCCCCTCGTGAGGCCCTATATATAAGAGGAAGGATCTTAATTAACCGCCAAAAATTTAGCAGAAAAAACCCCGCGCGGAAGTCGGCATAAACATTGAACTTCGGCTTCGACCGAAGCTCGAAAACACCGGGTTGAACACTTTAACCGATGCAAAAAGGAGGTGTAACATGTTTATGACGCCGTTTACCTGGTGGACAGTCGGCATCCTGCTAGCTGTGGCTATCGCCCTACATGTATACGATATGTAACACACGCGAGAAACCAACGTCGGCACAAAGAAAAAGGGCGGGTTTCCCCCATTTCTCCCGGCAGGGAACGGGCACAAAAACTAAAAGCGCCCGAAGGGGCGCAAATAAAGGAAGTGTGAACATGCAAGCACCAGAACTAAAGAAGGTATTACAGCAGGCGGGAAGGTTTATCGAGGTTTCTCCCCTACCGATCCTTTCGGCAGTCTATTTCGACGGGGAGACGGCCAGAACAACGATGAACCTTAAAGAGTATGCAGTTATCCCCTGTCCTGTTCCTTTCCCTTTCGTGGTCTTACCGAAGCCGTTGATCGCGTTCCTGGGCACGTCAAAGGGCGAGGTTTATTTCGAGCGGGAGGAGGGAAGCGACGACGTTTTTGCCTGCCTGGCGGATTCCCGACTTCGGCTGGAGTCGTTCGATCCCTTAGACTTCCCGTTTTTCCCTTCCAAGGGGACAGAGATCCTGTCCACAAAGGATCTTCTTTCTGCCTTCTCTCGGATTGTGTCCTATTTCAAAGAAAAGAATGAGAATTCACCGGCACTTCGGAAGATTCAATTCAGAATCGTTAATCACGTGCTGACTCTTTCGGCAACAGACGGGAGGCGGCTATCTGTTCTGACGCGGGAGGATACTTTGACTCCAGAAGTTTCTTTTCGTATCTCAGGCATCTTCGCGCAAAAGTTGGTTAAGGTTAAGGATCCTATAACTGGATTCTCTGTCACCGGAGATGGGAATTATATAACCTTCTTCTGCGCTTCCGGCGCGGAGTATTCTTTTATGGATGCGGGGCCCAGCACGTGTTTCCCAAACTTCGGGGAGATTATTGGAGAAAACCCGGAAGAAGGGGATCTTCTTCAGCTTATTATGCCCGTCGCTGCTGAAAGAAAATAAAGGAGGAGCAAAAATGGAACGAATCAGAGGAGATCAATATCAAGGCGAGATCATCATCGGACAGCGGGTTTCCTGGCGCGACTTCGGGATTGTGATCGCGGTACACGGGCGAGAGAATCCCGGATCTGTCCGGCACCTAGCCGGGGGAGTGTGTTCCATGGGAGGCGAGGCTGAATATGACATAGCCTTCAATACCCATATAACCAGACACCTGCCGGAGTGCATCCTCCGTGGGTTGGGTTGGGGGATCTATCCAGGGGAGATCGCGACACCGGAGGAGATCGCAGCGACGGTGGCGGCGGCGGGAGCCCATCAAAAGTCAGAGGTGGAGGGAAAAGCCCGCATGGCGGAGGAGAAAGCCGCCGAAATTACCTCTCTTCCTTCCCGGTTTCCTTTCCTTGAGGTTCTCCCGGCAGGGAGCTACAAGGGACGTACTGTCGGGGCCGGGAACATCAAAAAAGAATTAGCCCTTTCTTTCCCTGGCGTGAAGTTTTCAGTAAAATCAGAGAGCTTTTCGGGAGGGAATGCAATCCGGGTTTCCTGGACAGATGGCCCCACGGAGGAGCAGGTTTCAAAAAAAATTGGAAAATATCAGGAGGGGAGTTTCAATCCTTGTGACGACCTTTATTCTTATTCCGGTGCAGCCTGGACGGAAGTGTTCGGCGGAGCAAAGTATGTTACCAGATCCCGGTATACAAGCTGGGATCTGGTAAAAAGGGTTGCGTCTGAAATGGGCTTCGAGCTGGAGGAGGAAAACATCGGATCCTATGGGGAGATCCTGGGACTAACTCAAGATCAGTCACAAACGATCTATCGGGCAGCGCGACAGACTTCGGCAGAGATCGCAGGAAAGGAGATAAGTAACTATGGCAATGCCTAAATACTACGCAAAAAGGTTCCAACTATGGCTAACGAAGAAGCATTTAAACGCATTAAAGCGAGCGTCGGCGCAAGGAAAAAGCTGTGTGACTGAACTGATCAGGGAAGGAATCGAACTTCGGCTGGCAAACTGGAGGGCGAAATAACTTTGAAATTTCTCCCGAATGTATTGACATTTATTGTCATGCTATGTTATAATGTTTCCGGAGGTGAACAATAATGAAAAAAATGCCTACCGGGAACGAACTTCGAGCAGTGCGAATGCGGACGGGAAAGACGTTGGAGGAGATGTCCGACATTCTAGGTATCTCCATATTTCTACTCATGCGGCTGGAAAAGGCCGGGGAGAAAGTCCCGAACTGCCACCGGGCAACAACGACAGTAGTGAATATCGGCCTAGAAAGAATGAAAAGAAAGGAAAGTTGAAATGGAGAATCGAACGAACAGGATCCAGTGGGCACAGGTGACGACGCCCTACGCACCTAGACACTGTATTCGGGAGAAGCACTACGAAACCAAAGAAGCCCAGGAATCACGGCTGGTAATTCTTTGGAATGAAGTAATAGTCGTAGCCGCTTGGGGGCTGGCCTTCTGGCTTATGTGCAGAATGTGAGATATTTTTCTTTGGGGCAGGTAAAGAGAAGGCCCCTTGGAAGGGGCCACAAAGGAGGAGCACATGATCCACTGCTATTATACTCCTCCAAAAAAGAAAGTCAATGAGGTGCGAAAATGAAGATCGAAATCCAAAACGTGAACATACTTGATCACTGTGAAATTATCGGCGACACCAGCGACAGAGAGAAGTGGCTCTCTATGCGATGTAAAGGCATCGGAGGCTCTGACGTTGCGGCAATTGCCGAGCTGAACCCGTGGCGTTCGCCGCTGGAGGTGTACTTGGACAAAACCGGCCAGGGCGTTGAACATCCTGACAACGAGGCGATGGAGGCCGGGCGAGATCTGGAACCCGTTGTCCTGGCGCGGCTTCAGCGGAACTTGTCGAAGCTGGCAGAGTTTGGAGTCAACACTGACGGCCTGTCGCCGGGCACCAGGATCGTGCCGGGCACCAGTATCTACCAGTCCAACGATCACCCGATCATGCTGGCGACGCTGGACGGGATCCTTTGCTCCGGCGACGGCTTTCCGGAGGCCGGAATCGAGGCGAAGACTTGCGGCGAGCGTTCGGCAGGGCAGTGGGATAATGGAGTGCCCGACTATTACCTCACACAGGTGTATCACTACATGGCAGTAACCGGCCTTCGCGTGTTCCTCGTTCCTTTGCTTATCGGCGGACGGGAATTCAAAGTCTTCCGGGTGGACTACGACGAGGAAGTTTGTACCCGGCTGATCGAGCTGGAAGAGAACTTTTGGCAGGATCACATCATGGCCAGAGTCCCACCGGCGGTCGGCGCAATGGATCGGGCCGCCCTAGATAGTCTTTATCCTGCATCCAAAGTCCGGGCTGAGGTAATTACCCTGCCCGACGAGGCCGCCGAACTCCTGAAGGCGTTCCTAGTGGCTAGAGAGGAAGAGAAGGCACAGGAGACGGAAAAAGAATCCGCATGCAACAAACTCAAAGCCCTTATGGGCGACGCAGAGGCCGCCTTCGTCGGCACAGAGCGGATCTCCTGGAAGGCCCAGATACAAAAACGCCTGGACGCCGACAGACTTAAAAAGGAGAGGCCAGAAATTGTTAAGGAATTTCAGAAGGAAATTGCCATTCGGGTCTTCCGAGTGGCGGAAAACAAGTAAGGAGGAACAAACATGCTAAACCGGGTGGAAATTCGCAACGTCCTGGGGATCGAACTCCGGGAACTGGACCTGGACAAGATCAATATACTCGTGGGAGGGAATGGAACAGGCAAGACTTCCTTCCTTGAGGCTCTTGAAAAACTCATCACGAATGGAGAACGGCGGGTCAACTTCATCCGCACCGGGGCCGACACGGCTTCGATCCATGCGGAAATGACGGTTGACGGGAAGTCAGTCATCGCTGACAAAACCTTCAAGCGCACCGGGAAGGACACCACGAAACTGAAGATCGAGGGGGACATTCAGCGCGGGCCAGAGACTCTTCTAAAGGAGCTTGTCGGAATCGGGAAGTATTCCTTCGCGCTGAACCCGGTTGACTTTATGGAGGCCGACAGCAAGGAACAGATCGAGATCCTGCTGTCGCTTATAAAAATTGAACTCTCCGCGGAGAAGATCAAGGAATGGTGCGGAGGAGAGTTTCCCGCCGTGAACTTGAAACAGAACCCGCTTCAGGTATGCCGGGCGCTGACCGAACTCTACTACAACCGCAGGCACCAGGCCAACGCGGACATTAAGGCGCTGAACGACCAGAGCGAAGCATTGACGGCGCAACTGCCCGACAACTACGAACCCGAGGCTTGGAGAAACCTTCAGCTTCGGGACTTATACGAGGAATTGCATATGGCGGAACAAGTGAACGCCAACAGGGAACGGGCCGGGGCTGTGATCGCCGGGCAGGATGCGGAGGTGGCCCTCCTGCATCAGCAGGCGGACAAAGAAAAAGCCGAAGACGCTTCTGTTTCCAAGATCCAGGCCGCGGACATTGAGGCGAAAATCGAAAAACTCATGGCGCAGATCCTGAAACTTCAGGACGAACAAAAGGCCATTGAAGCGAACATTGCGACCGAGGCGGCCGTAGTGGACTCCCGGACGGAGGACCGGATCGCGGCTGTCGGTGGAAAAGTCGAAAAGGCGAAGGACTACCTCGACAAGCAACCCACCATTGACACGACGCAGATGAAAGCCGACGCGGCGGAGGCAGAGCGGATGAAGGGCTTCGTCACCTTGGCCGATCAGGCCCAACAGGCCCGGACGAAGCAGGCCCTCGTGGAAGAACTCGCAAGGCAGGCCGACGAGAAGGTATCTTTCTTCCGCGCACTACCTCACCAACTCTTCAAAGACGCCGAGAAGCCTATTAAGGGTATGGACGTGGACTCTAACGGGAACATTACCCTCCCGAATCTGCACGGCGAACCTCAACCTCTTCAAAACCTCAGCCAGGGCGAACAAATTCTTGCAGCTATTCAGATCGCAGAGGCAACGAGCGGCCCGTTAGGAATAATCCTAGTGGACGAATTCCAAAGACTTGACGACAAAAACCAGCACATCTTTATTAAAGCGGCCTTGGAAAGCAACTACCGCTTTGTTGTGACAGCAGTGAAAATTGCCGACGGAATCGCCGGACAATCAGGCGTAACCGTCATGGCGACGAAGCAGGAGGAGGAGTAACATGAACAACACTGAAGTATGGGATAATTGTTCCCGCCCCCCGAAAGAGGTATTAAAGACCATACGAGGTGGAAGGTTAGTAGGAAAGACCGATATAAACCCTCAGTGGCGCTACAGAATGATGACAGAGCAATTCGGCCTCTGCGGTGTCGGCTGGAAGTTTATCGTGGATCGGCAATGGACGGAACAGGGAGACGCTGGCAACGTCTTTGCATTCGTCAATGTAAAAGTGTTCGTTAAAATAGGTGACGAATGGTCTGAGGCGATCCCCGGCAATGGCGGATCCTTCCTGATCGAAAAAGAAAGCTCAGGGCTGCATTGCAACGACGAAGCCTACAAGATGGCCACGACAGACGCGCTTGGCGCGGCAATGAAAATGCTTGGTGTCGGAGCGGAAATTTACTTAGGAAATTTTGAGGACGGAAGATACGCAGATCAACCTCCCGACTCTCCTACTCCAACACAGAAAACTGCAACCAATCTGCGTGATGCACTGAAACAAAAGGCGAGGAGTTGGCATTCTGTAGAATGGAAAAAATCCTTGGCAGAATTGACTTCAATTACTCGCCGGGCAAACATTCCCCCGGAGGAGGGCCGGGCGAAAGCGGCAGAACTGGCGGCGTCCCAGGGAGCGACAGACTTGACTCTCTCTGGGCTGTCAGAAGAACACATGAAGACGATGATCCTCTGGGCGCTGAAACGAGAAATTCAAATTAACTCCACTTCGGAGACGGCGAAGGCTGAGGATGAGTTCGAGAAGGAGACAGCGAATAACCTGAATGCAACTCAAGCCCCTCCCGGCCTAATGGAGACTCCTTCAACCAAAGAGGCTATAGCAGCGGCCTTACAGGGCGTCTATGCCTTGGTCGAGAAATCAGGGCTGTCTGAAGCCAATGTCCTGGCAGAGGCACAAAAAATTATTTCTGCTACTGCCTCCATCGAAGGGTTGGAGCAGTGGAATGAAGGAGATCTCTATGCGTTGAAAGGCGCTCTACTCGCCTTGGCCAAGGAAAAGAAGAAGCCGAGCGTGTTCGACGAAGCGAGACTTGGTTTCTAAATTAAGAAAGCGAGGGTAATAACATGAAAAAATTCAACGGTAATATTGGAGATTGGGGCAGACAAGGGGAGCCGACAGAAAATAAAATTCTGCTGGAAGGCGAGATGTTGCCCTGCCAAAACAGAATGGTGATATAAGGAGTATTGACTTCCTCTAGGGGTATGGTATAATACAGGCGACGAGGTATTAAGAAAATGGACGAGGGTTTTTGTTTTACACTCAAAGTTCGCTCGGAGAGGCCGCAAGACCTTCGTTTTGCCTCGTCACCCTCTCCGGGCGACATTTCTTTTTTTAGGCGCAACAGGAGGAGTTTGTAATGGCAAGGCAAAGATTCATCCATCCGGGCATATGGACATCAGAGGACTTTGGCTCACTAACCTTGCGCCAGCGTTTATTATTTATCGGCATGTTCAGTAATGCTGATGACGAAGGACGAATGAAAGCATCCCCTCTCTTTCTTAAAGCAACAGTTTTCCCTTACGACTCTATCCTTCCATTTGACATCCATGAAGATTCCATGAAGCTTCATGGAAAAGGAATAATCCAACTATATACCGTTAAGGGAGAAGAATATTTGCAAATTCCAAAGTGGAAGACATATCAGAAGCCTCAATACCCAAAACCGTCAAAACTTCCTTCCTTTACTGAAGCCGATCTACAAGAAATTCATGGAGACTTCCATGAAGCTTCCATGAAAGATCATAAAGACTTCCATGAAGCTTCACTTGTGGGTTGGGTTGGGTTGGGTTGGGATGGGTTGGGTATAGAGAATAGTAATTCTCTTTGTCGCAAGTCTCCGACTTCCGACGCAGACACCCCGAATAACATTCCCTTGGAAAAAGAAAAGAAGAAAATAGAAAAGAAGAAAATCGCTGAGGACTCTGAGGCATACGCCCTCGCTAATTATTTCCTTGGGAAATTAAGAGAAGACAAGCCAGACTTTAAGCAACCCAATATGCAAGAGTGGGCGGCAGATATGGACAAGCTAATTCGCATTGACGGCAGGACGGACGATAGAATTAAACACGTCATTGATTGGTGCCGGAGAGATGACTTCTGGAAGACGAATATTTTAAGCCCCGCTAAACTGCGGAAGCAGTTTGATCAGCTTGAAATGAAAAGTGGTAGCGGGAAAGGCAGGCAGGATCTTGCGGCAGAGTGGCAAAGAAGAATAGCAGAAGACGAGAGGAAAGAAGCAGATGAAGAAAACAGAATTCAACAAGCAAATGGCGAAACTGTCTTTGGCGCTGGACAAGCCAATTTCGGAGGAGAGAAGCAACTTGTACTTTGAGTTCCTTTCTGACGCGAAAATAGAGGACTTCGAGAAGGCTGTCTCTCAGGCAATTCAGAGTTCTAAATACTTCCCTACCATTGCCGAACTGAAGGAGTATATGCCTACTCGGTTCGTTTATGCAGGCCCGACGCAGGAAGTTATAGACAGACAACAGCAGTAAAAAAAAAGGGGTGCATTTTAACTATGAACAGCTTAGATCGCAAGCAAATAGAGGGCCAATTTGTCGCTTCGATCCTGGAAGCCAATAATAGAATCCCGGCAGTGGTAGGAGAGATCGGCCCTGCCGACTTGCAATTCTATGGCGGAGTTTATGCCGACGCGCTAAAATTCTACACTACCGCCGGGCAAGTGTGCCTTCTTGATCTCCCCAATAGGCCCGACGTGGACGAGTTCACTGCGCTCTGGGCGAATCATGCCAGGCCCGAAATACTCTCGACTCTCATTCGCCGCCTGGTGGAAGGCAATCAGCGCGACGGAATCAAAAAACTTTGCCAAAGCTATATCGCACAGGCTGACGATCCACAGAAGGACATTTCTGAACTGGCGGCCAGTTTTCTGGCGGACTCCCAGAAAGTATGCACAGGACAGAAAGAAGAGGACGGATCTTTGACTGCGGCCCGGATAGCCTACACGGAAGAACGTGCGAAGCCCAGGAGGAATATAAGCACCGGGATTCCCGGTCTCGATACACTGCTGTATGGTGGGCTGTCTTTGGGGAATTACTACATAGGTGGCGGCTACACCAGCGCGGGGAAGTCCACGTTAGGGCTAAACCTGGCATATACGGCGGCGCGGGCCCGGAAAAAAGTGGTTCTCGTGTCTTTTGAGATGAACCGCCAACGTTTATTTGAAAGACTACTGTCAATTCACTACGGGCAGAACTCCAGGCACTTGTTTGGGGAAGCCTTAAATACTGTGTCCAATGCAGTTGAGGCCCTACCTATACGTCTCTTCTGCGGAGGACGGCGGACGGCGGAAGCAATAGCAATGCTGGCCCGGCGGGAGAAAATGTGCCACGGAATGGATCTTTTAATTATAGATTATGTCCAACAAATAATTCCTACGGTCAACAAGAACGCTTCCCGGAACGAGGCACTGGCTGCAATCTCCGCCACCCTCCAAGAGATTGCGCAGAGTCAAGACGTAGCAGTTCTGGCACTGTCTCAGCTTAATAGGAGCGGGGCACGGGAAAACAAGCTGGGTCTATGGTCGCTACGCGATAGCGGGGCCCTGGAACAAGATCCTGACGCCGTAATATTTCTACAGCGCGATGAAAAAGTAGAAGGCTCCTTGAGTCTCCTACTCGCAAAAAATCGTCACGGCCCATGTGGTCGTATTGAAACGACGATAGACTTCAACTCCTTAAAAATTACCGAGGCAAAATAAAAATGCGAACGAGTAAGCTGGAAAGAGTAATTTCCAAAGCCGACGAGAAGGCGAAACCGATCCTGAAGCACCTTCGCAACTTCAGCCGGGAGGACGTAGGTGAAGTATGGGACGACTTGGCCCCTCACATAGCCTACTCCATAGGCAAACTGTGGCTGTTCCTCCAGTACGAGAAGGAACACAAAGAGAGAGATGTCGAGATCGCAAGGATTTGCTTGGAGAAGTGGCCGGGAATGGTGACGTGCTATTCGGATGGGCGCGTAGTAAAGTCCTGGGAGGGAAAGTTTGTGCCGATTGAAGACGACGAGGTGTTTGAAAATTTACCAACGCCGGAGGCGAAAAGAGAGCAACTAAGTTTGCAAGAAGAGTATTTCTAAAGGAGAAGGACAAAAGAGGGCCATTCGGGTCTGTCGAGAATGACCGCAGGCTTGAACGGCGGGGGCAAAAACTTCGAGGAAGGGGGTCAAAGGCATTAGGGGCGTTGGAGTGCTAAATTTAATAGGGAGAAATAGAGGAGGAATGGACATGGCAAGCTACAACAAGATAATTCTGGTGGGGAGACTCACTCACGATCCAGAAACGAAGTTCACCCCGACAGGCACACAGATAACAACTTTTTCCCTGGCCGTGGATAGGCCCAAGCGAGAAGGAAAAGAGAGGGAAGCCGACTTCTTCAATATTCAAACGTGGAGTAAGTTGGCGGAGGTATGCGCTAATTACCTGCACAAGGGCCGCATGGCCCTGATTGAAGGCAGACTTGAAGTGCAGAAGTGGGAGAAGGATGGCGTAAAGCACAGCAAGAATGTTGTACAAGCAGGAGTTATGCAAATACTGGACAAGCGCGAAGAGGAACAAACACCGCGCCAATCCTCGGAGTTAGAGCAGGAACAGATGCAGGACAACGCCGAAGAATTGCCGTTTTAAGTGCACGAAAGAGAGGGGAGAGACTGATGGACGAAATTGACACTGATTATTATCGCCAGAAATATCAGAAAATAGTTAAAATTTTCGGGGTAAAAGCAAGAAGCTTTTTCCCTTCAGGGGGGCAAGACATCTATACCCTCTGCGACGCCCTGGACGCCTGCCGCAAGGAGAGGGATAACCTGACGGCTGAAAAAAATGCTCTTCAGAAAAGAGCCGATTATTGGAAACCAACGCCAGAGGTGATTCACGCCCCCTCTGGTCGCTCAGGTCCCTGTATCCCAACGAAAGGAGAGAAGCCGTGAATACACTCGCCATTGACCCTGGAACAAAGTGTGGTTGGGCGGCCACTTTCGAAGAAGCGCATTCGCACAAACACGGGCTCACAAAAGAAATAACGCAGGTTCCTCCGACTATCTTTTCCGGCGTGTGGGATCTTGCTCCCAAGCGATTTGAGGGCGGCGGAATGCGTTATGTCCGCCTCAAAAAATACCTCGAAGAAATTCTGGACGTCCTTGAAATCGGCCAAGTATACTTCGAGGAAGTCCGCCGTCATTTAGGCACAGATGCAGCACACATTTACGGCGGCATTGTCCACCAGATTCAAGGCGTGTGCGAGGAGCGGCAGATTCCCTCCGCCACTGCCTCCGGGAAGAAGAAAGAGAGGCACAAAAAATGAATAACGACAAAGAAAGATTTTGTTCACTGATTAAATCGGTATGCCAAACTTTTGATTTTGAAGTAAATCCCACCGATTTTTTCTTGGAGAGACTGGAAAAGGAAACCGACTTCTTTAAGGCCCCGGCATCCACTAAATATCACGGGTGTTGTGAGGGCGGCCTGCTCCGCCACTCGATCTTGACTTATGAGCGCCTACTGGCAAAGCAAGATGTTTTCTCAAATATTGTCTCGGAGCGGTCTGCGATTCTGGTCGGACTCCTGCACGACCTTTGCAAAATCAATACTTACAAAAAGGAGCCCCGGAATAAAAAAATAAACGGCTCCTGGCAGGTGGTCGAAGAGTGGGTTGTGAAAGACGACGACCCTTTGGGACATGGCGAGAAATCGCTGATAATTCTCTACCGGCATGGAATCGGTCAGTTTTTAAGCCGCGAAGAGGAGTCCGCTATCCGGTGGCACATGGGCGGATGGGATACCTCGGCAAAAGATTACGCCGGTGCTCTGGCCGCATCGAAGGCGGCTGACATGTTCCCGTTGGTCCGGCTGGCCCAGGCGGCGGATTTAGAAGCGGTCGTACTGGAATCTCTTAATCCGGAGGCGACCCCATGAACCCCGACAACCGCGCAGACAAGGCGAACTGGCGCCGTGCCACCTCGCCCCGGCCAATCCGGGAGAAGCGCTATAAGGCCAAGGCCGACCAGGTGCCGCGGTGGCAGATTCTTTGGAATGGCTTTTTGAGCCTCGTTGGGTGGGGGCTGGCCTTCTGGCTGATGTATGAGACAATCAATATTTTCTTAGGAGGGGGTTATGGGAGATAATAAGGAGATTTTTGAGCTCAACAAAATCTATTGCGAGGACTGCCTCTCTATGATGGTGCGGATGCCCGATAATAGCGTGGATTGCGTCGTAACTTCGCCCCTTTACTGGGGGCTTCGCAATTATGGCGTTGAGGGCCAGTTGGGACTTGAAAAAGCTCCTGGGGAGTACGTCGCGAAGATGGTGCAAGTTTTCCGGGAGGTGCGGCGGGTGCTGAAGCCGGAGGGAACGCTCTGGCTTAACCTCGGCGACAGCTATATGAGCGGCAACCGAGCCACCTGGAGATCCGGCGCAAGTCAAAACAAAGGACGGGACATCCAAAACGACATGCTGCGACCAGCGCAACCGGAAGGCCTAAAACCCAAAGACTTGATCGGCGTCCCCTGGCGGGTGGCATTCGCGCTCCAAGCTGACGGCTGGTATTTGCGTCAGGACATTATATGGGCCAAGCCCAACCCGATGCCAGAGAGCGTGACGGACCGCTGCACGAAGTCGCATGAGTATATTTTTCTGCTGACGAAGAGCGCGAATTATTATTTTGACGCAGAGGCAATAAAAGAAAAAGCTGTTGGGGGCTACAACGGCAGCAAATTTGACACAGGTAAAACATATCAACTACAGAGATCGTCACATACCCCTCGCATTCACGGAAATATTCCCGGCCGTGATGATGGAGGAGCAGCCTGTAATAATCCAGGGCAGAACTTTCGCAACCGTCGCTCCGTCTGGACTGTCTCCACGAAGCCTTATTCGGGCGCACACTTCGCAACCTTCCCGCCCGACTTAATCGAGCCGATGATCCTGGCCGGAACTTCAGAACGAGGCGTCTGCTCGGAGTGTGGCAAGCCGTGGGCCCGGGAGACAGAGAAGCAAGAAACTCCTACCCGGAAAGTCGTCACGGCGGGCCCGGTTGGCAGGCATGGCTTCTTCGGCGAGAACAGAAGAGACATCCCTTGCGAGATCAAAACTCTCGGATGGCGTCCCTCCTGCGCCTGCGCAAAAGAACCTGTCCCAGCCATAGTCTATGACCCGTTTATGGGAGCTGGAACAACGGCGATGGTGGCGAAGAAACTGCAACGGCATTACATCGGATCGGAGCTGAATCCTGAGTACGTCGCGATGGCCGAGAAACGGATCGGGGAATGGCTTTGGTGACTCAGGGAGATGGCGGAGCGGCGGCGTAAAAGCAAGGAGGAAAAGACG